GATCTTATCCAGGGCGTCGGCTTCATGCCGCAGGTCGTTGGCGTTGCCGATAACCAGGGCCAGTGGATTGTGAATCATCATCGTCGCGTTCTTTGGCATGATAATTTTATCGGCGGCCATGATCAGGAAGCTGGCGGCGCTTGCGGCCAATCCGTCGATGTAGGCGGTTTTTTCCGCTTTCTGCCGGGCGATGATGGAATAGATCGCCTGGGCCTGAAAGACGGAGCCTCCGGGGCTGTTGACGTAGATGTTCAGGGTGTCGATCTCGCCCAGGGCGTCGAGGTCCTCCCGGAAGCTCTTGGCGGTGACATCCTCATCGTTGTACTTGTAAGAGTAGATCCCGCCGTAAATATAAACATCGCCCGCCTTCTCGCCTGCGGCCTTGACTTCCCAGAACTTCGTATCTCTTGACTGTCTCAATCTTCCTCACTCCTTCCGATGGGGGAAAGGTCCTTACTCATGTAAAGCTCGTCGCCGCCTTTTTCTGGCGGCAGGTCCTCCAAGGCCCGGACCTCATTCGGCTTGAACCAGCCAGAGCGGATGCCCTTGAAGTAAAACTCCCCGCGGGTTTTCATGTCGCCGCGCAGCAGAGCGTTGGTGTTGAACTTGAAATACAGGCCGGTCCTGCGGTCGTTCAGGTTCAGGAGCTTGCGGTTAAGTTCTTGCTCGTACTGCCGGACGATGGGGACCAGGGTCCCTTGCACGTAGCCCAGATCCATCTGCTCCACGGCGCCCATCTGCACGCCGGAAACTTCGCCCAGAAGGTGCATGGGCAAGTTGTAGACGTTGGCAACTCGGGACCGGGTGATCTTCTCCACGTCGAAGAGTTTTGTGTCGATGAAGCTACGGGTGATGGGGTCGATCTCGACGCCCATTTCCTGAATGAGCACGCCGCCGTTGTTTTTGTAAAACTCCTTGAAGTTGTCGAGGATCTCCGCCTTCTTTTCCTTGTTGACGGAGCCTGCCAGCTTCAGGAGAAAGGCTGCGGTGATGGCTGAATCGATCTGGTCGAGGGACTTCTCGCGCACCTTGCGGTCAAATTCGGATGTTCCCTTTAACACCTCGATGGGGCTGATCCCTTTATAGCCATAGCCGTGGATGTGCTTGACGTGGATCACTTCCAGGTTGTGCGCGTAGTAAGTCTTCCCGCCGCCTTCGGGCTGTATCTCATACCAAAGCTCGCGGGTGTTCTTGTCGATGACGGGTTCAACTTTGCCGGGGTCGAGGATCCAGAGGGCCCGCACCTGATAGCGGTTGTCATAGTCCTTGAGGGCGTAGGCGTTGCCGTCGGTGTTTCGTAGAACCTCCATCGTTCGGAAAAAGTCCAGGCTGGTCTGGTTCGGGTTCGGCTGGTTCATGACCAGATCGGCGGTCGGGTGATCCGTGATGGCGTGGAATTGCCCGTCCATGAGCTTTACCGGCATACTGCCGATGGAGTTCGACAGCCGGGAAACGGCGGCAAAGATGGTCTCGTTCGTGGCCAGGGCGTGACCGCTGCGCCTCGTGAAAATGTTGTGCGGCATGAACCACTTGGCGAAGTTCCCAAAAGAAGAAGCGCTCGCCTGAGCGCCCTTTGTTCCCCTGCCGCCGCGGGCAAGGGCCTTTATGCGTTCCCAAAAGTTCAAGGCCTCACCTCCCCTTCAATTCTGCCGCGGAAATGAATGTCAGGTTCCCTGCCGGCTGTTCGGGCTTGACCATGTGTTGCATGGCCTCGGTGTGCGCGTTCAGCCAGGCGGCGAAACCGTCGATCTTGCGGTATTTGTGCTGCTTGGTCGGCAGCCAGTTGCCGTTGCGGTCGGCTATGACCAAGCGGATGTTGTTGATATACCAGCGCAGCAGCTTGTTCTCGTTGTAAACTACCTTCCCGGCCAGTAGCATTTCCTTGACGTCTTTTAACGCCGGAGAAAGGGTCATCGCCCCCTGCCGAACGGGCTTCACCCAATCGGGCCCGCCGTAGGAAATCAAGTCCTGGTTCAGGCGGTAGGCGTTCGCCGGGTCGTAGGTGATGAGGGCAACAGCGTATTTTTTAGACTGCGCGATGAACCAGTCATAAACGTCCTCTTTGTGCACAAACTCGCCGGGAACGATGGTCAGCCAGCCGCGGCCCACCCAGTCCTCGAAGTTTGCGGCCATATTTTCCTGGTCCATCTCCACCTTCGCCTGCGGAATCCAGGAGTGGCTGAGGACAAACACCCGGCCATCTTCAAGCGGAAATTCCAGGCAGGCGCTGGTGAAGTCCTCGGAGCTTGACAAGTCGTAGCCGCCGATGCACATCTGTCCCTTGAGGGATTCGGGGTCGATGTGATCGCTGTTGCGCTTGATGACGTCGAGGGAAACGAAGGACTGTTCATCGGCCTGGACAAAAACGTTCAGGCGCTTGGTGATAAAGTCGTTGCGCTCGGCAGGGATGTGCTTGGCCTGTTCCCATTCCTCGATCATGTCGTCGAGCTGGATCGTCACACCCAGAGAAGGATTTGCCTTCGGCCATTTCGTGTAATCGTCCGGCTCGTCGTCTTCGTCGAGTTCTGCCATATAATAAAAGGCCCGCTCGTCCTCGATGATGCCTTCGAGCACGTCGGCGCCTTTTTCGTAGTAGTCCATCAGCGGACCGTCAAGGACGTATCCGGCTGTGGTGATATATATAATTAAGGGCTGCCTGCGGGCACCCCGGGAGTTTTTGATGACGTTGATCAGTTTGTAATTTTTATATTCGTGGATCTCGTCGAAGATCCCCAGGTGGCAGTTAAGCCCGTCGAGCTTGTCACTGTCGGAAGCCTGCGGCTCGATCTTCGATTGTGTAACGTCGAACTGGATCGCGTCGCGCATCGGCCTGTAGTGCTTTTTCAGCCAGGTGGACGCGCCGATCATGGCCTTGCACTCGTCGTATGTGAGCCGAGCCTGCTTCATGGAGTTGGCAAGCTGGTAAACGCGGGCTCCCTTTTCGCCGTCTATTCCGGCGCCGTAAATGGAGAGCCCGGAAACCATTGTCGTCTTGCCGTTCTTCCGGCCGACAAAGATCATGCCCTCTTTGAACCGGCGAAGGCGCGTCTCCTTGTGCACCCAGCCGTAAAGAGAGCCGATGACGAAATGCTGCCAGGGTTGCATGTCGATGCGGTCAAAGTCGCCCTGGGAAGGCTTGCAAAAGGTTTCGATGAATTCGATAGGCCGGTAGGCCAGTTCCTCGTCGAAACAGTAAGGAAAGTCAGGGTCGGCATCGGCGCGTTTAAGGTCGTTCAGGTGACGCCGGCAGGCCAGTTTTACTTTTCTGCCAGCAAGTATTTTGCCAGCCGTAACGTCTTTTGCATATTGGGTTGTTAGCAGCTGCGGCATTTTATCGCCTACTTAAAAATTTTAAGAGTTCATCTTCTCCCCCTTTGTCCTCTTTTGTCCGCAGGGTGGTGATGATTTTCATCATCGTCTCAACGGTGCGGTTCGCGCTGTTGGTGGTCTGGTTGTAGTCTTTTATTGCCGGGTGCGTGTAAAGGTTTTTCCGGTTCTTGACGTATTCCTTTGTGACGAGCAGGCCGTCTTCTTGGATCGCCTTTTCGAGATCAGACAGGATGGAGAGCTGCACCTGGTAGCGTTTGAACGTGGTGATGAAAAAGAAGTTCTGCTCAACGCCATGCTGCTCAGCGATGCGCAGAATTTCACGGGCTTGTTCGTTCAGGTTAATTTTCTGGCTCACGGCCTCACCCCAAAAGGAAACCGCCCCGAAAGGCGGTTCAGAAGTTTTATGCGCTTGGTTGTCGGCTTTTTACCGAGCGTCGTTGACGATCAGGTTCCTGATGTATTCGCTCAGGTTCTCCTTGCCGCTTGGCTTGATATAGCCCAGGNGGCGGGCGGTCTCCCTGGCTTTCTCGTAAATCTTTCCCGGCAGCCTGATGGAAACAAGGCGGGACATTTAAACCGCCTGCGCTTTCGCGAAGCTGTCCACCCTGGCGTCAAAGTAAACATCCAGCGGTTCCTCGATGCCCCAGAACTCCACCAGGTCATGCACCACCTTGCGCAGCCGCTCAATATCCTCGGCCACGTCATCAGCACCCAGCGTCAAGATCTTTTCGATCGCGGTGTCGGTGAGCGCCTTAACAACTATCCTTGCTTTTGCCTTCCCCATTGTCCGAGCCCCCTTTGAATTGGTATCTTCATTGTAATACAATTGTTTTACAATGTCAAGGGGTTTATTCGGATAACTGCGCTTTCTTGCCGGTAAAGTTTTCCCATCGCTTTACTATCACGTCGCAATATTTCGGGTCAAGCTCCATCATGTAGCAAGAGCGGCCCAGCTGCTCGCAGGCTATTAGAGTGGAGCCGCTACCACCGAATCCGTCATATATTATTTTTTTATCTGGGTTATCATCTAAAGCCATTGCTATTAATTCAATAGGTTTCATAGTAGGATGTACAGTATTTCTTTGCCTTTTGCATTCCCATATATCGCCTCTTAAAGTTTTTTCACCGCCGAATTTACCATAATAAAATATTATTTCGTGTTGTTTGAAATATTTGTCTAAATGCTGTGCTGGGTTTACTTTGT